TGTATGTAACATGATGGAACTTGGTGTTTACGAACCTACTGAATTGGTTCGCCAAGCAGTGCTAAGTGCCAGCGAAGTAACCAATTCAATACTGCGTATTGATGATATAATAGCACGAAGGCCAGCCCAATGACGATAACATTTATTTGCGTATTTTGCGATGAGAGGGTCACAGGGCTTGTTGATGGCGATTTTTGCGAGGAATGTTACGATGGGGCGACTGTTAGAAAAACTGAAAGTAAAGTGTAGGTCGTGCGCCCATTGGCACATAGCACGACGCATATCGGCTCGTTATCTCGATGATGACCGTGAGCGTTTCTTACTACTACAATGTCGGCAATGCGGGCATTATTGGCAAGACACCGCAATTAAGAAAAATAACAGTGAAAGTAGTTGAAAATAATTTTTCTTCTTCTATTTTGAATCGGCCTATATTCAAAAGACTCCGATACGAACAAAGGTCGGGTCGGAGGCATGACTCACTGTGCAGACATATTTCGCATAACCATTTGTTGCATGAGCAGAATCATCAATGGTATCAGTGGTTGAGTTAGTGAGAGCGAATGTACCAGTGTAAGAAGCATGAAGGTTTTGTACTTCAATAACATAACCGGCAGGGAAAGGACCACTTGTAGTTATAGTGAAATTATTACTTGGTGTAAGCACGAGGATGTTGGCATCAGTTGATGTAAGGTCAATACTGGTAGCAGTGCTTGTAAGCACACGGTCGAACACTGAACGAGTATAACGGGCGGCGTGAGTGCCACTGTAATACAATACATCCTTATCGTTGTCTCCGGCAGTGGTACTGGCTACTTGCGCCCCGAATGATTGCCACATTGCACCAAAGCGTGATGCACTGAAACCGCCAACTTCGGCGGCATGGAAATTGTCAAGTTCGGTATGCGAATCAACTTCGGCAGTAGCGGCAATATCGCCGGTAGTAACGGGTGAGAAGTACATAGGTGATGGTCGGATGAATACACGCTTGTCATTCACTTCTGTGATTGCCAACTTGAGGTCATCGCCCCCACTCGCATACACGACACGGAGAACGGCTAAAACAAGTGTTTGAGTATTCGCCAACGCACTACTACCTGTTGCAGTGGGTGTATTGAGGAAAGAAGTCGAACAAGCAGGGTAAGCGTTTGCACCAACGGTAGTAGCCGTTCCTAATTCCCAATAAATATGTTTTACAGTAGAAGTATCGTCAGCGCAAGCATAGACAACTACGAGTGCTTCTTTGCCACTGGTAAGGGCGGAGTGTGAACCTGCGGCACTTGCACTGCTGGTATTCAGTGTGTAAGTTGTTGTTGCACCTACACCACCTGCAAACTGATACATTACTCCATCAAGAACAACATATCCTCCTTTTACAGTGAAAGTAGTTCCACTTGCATAATTGACAGCACCGGGTAAATTAGCGGGAGTATTCCTATCGCTTTCACCTACGGAGGTGTCGTCATACATGATGATGCCATTACCATGAATACCCTCAACCATGTTGGTAAGGGTAGGTGAAAGAATATGGTCGCCGTCGCCTAAACCATCTACATTCGTCGCTGTTGTTACTGTCAAGTTATGATTCGTATGCCCCGATATTGGATTTCCTGCCATGTCATGCCACCTCTATTAAAATTTCAATGTTAATTTCATTCCCCGATGTCTTAAGAATCGGTTTAGTTGTATAGCGAGCGATAGGTGTAAAGTCCGAAGTACTTCTGTTTTGTATATACACTTCACGGATGCTATCAGTGAATACATCATCAACACTCATTGATGCTTCAACAAGGAGAGCAGTGTCGTCAATAATCGTTACTGTTGGCGTGAGAACGATAGCAGGGCGACCTGCCGCACCATCCTCCGCAGTAGCCGGTGTTCCGTCGAAACCTACCACTACTTCGTTGATAGTATCAGCAATGGTTTGTAAGAGCAAACGGCGTATATGATTTGATACAGGCATGTCAATATCTCCTAATCTCGGTCTTATTCGCACCTATTGGCGACCCTGTGCCACCAATTTTGCCTCTTGTCTTCGTGCCTTTAACCCCTCCGATTAAAAAGGCGGTGGTATGTACGCCACGCTCGGTTACTTGAGAAGTGATACGCAACTCTATTTTACCAAACATTGACAAGTTTTCTTCGACAATTTGCACATAAGTAAGCGGTGCTTCTCCACTGGAAACGGAGGTTGCACCCTCGCTGATTCCTTGTAGCACACCCTCTATACCCGATTCAATGTTCAGCATAGTGAGGTCTGTTGTACCTAAAATTGGCATGTGTTTTGCTTCTGTGATGACACGAGTTTCGCCGTCATATTCGATAGTCATACCCGGTCGCAGGTCAGTAATTTCGGGATGACCTTTACTACTGATAGAACCTGCCGACAAGGTATTACCTCGTAGGATTTGACGGCCTATACTCTTCGCCTTTCTACTTGAGCGTACCGTCATATCTACAACAGGTGCAGGTGCTTCTCTTATCTCACCATTGACTCCGCTTTGCCTCTCGGTATCATCAACAGTTACAATCACTAAATCATTCAAAGACATCGGTTTACCCTGCACAGTAACACGATTAGGTGTGTTATCTACAGGGTCTTTTTGTTTTGACCCACTGCGTAAAGTAGCATCAACAACACGAGTCGCTTCACTGAATGTTATAGGAACATACAGCATATTACCGAAGCGGTCCATCAAAACCATGCGACTGTCATGACGACCTATATATCGAAGGGCTGTCATCAAGTTCACATTTGTAAAGTCTTCACCGAGGAAACGATTAGAGTGTAGTCTTCGACCGTTGTTATCATTTGTTGAAGTAATATTACGCCCAATATTGAAACTATTCAAACCTCCTAATGTGGCTTGCTGGCCTAATCGAATAGCCATATCAGTAGTACGCAAACCGACATCAATCGGCTGGCCTAAATTAACTTCACGCTCAAAGAAACCGAGGTCGCTCATTGTTTTACCTTTCATGTTTTTCAAGTTCATCAGTATGCCAACAGAACTGGATTCAAGCGTTGATATGGATAAGCGTTGGGCGGGATTATCGGCGTTGTAAACAAGCATCGGTTTGTTGGTTGAACTCAATATATTATCACCTAAAAAGGGTACTGCGGTGCTTGAATGTCCCGCAGTTTCTTTATGTGTGATTTGAATTGACGACTCACCCTCAACGATTTGATAGCGGGTTTCGGGCATGACTTGGAAAGTAGATGAGTTATTATTTTCAATGGTAACTTTCGCCTGTACGCCTGTACTCGTGTCCACCTTTGCATGATGAACGGCGTTGTCAACAAACACCGGCTTACGCACATGGTCCATTACTGCGGGCATGTCGGTATTGAACCGGCCAACAACTGTATTCTTAATGACCGTCATGCACCATCACCACTATGGTCTGTTGAGTTGTAGGACACATCTCCTTTATGTCCCTTCGGATGTAAGGATTGGGAGAAGCGTGGTTGTACCGTGTAGTCCTTTCGTAGAACGCTTTCATCGCCCTCCACGGATGTGCGACGGCGTGATGCGTCGGAACGGTAATGTTGCAAAGTATTTTCACTGATAATTACACGAGTAACTTCATTGTCAATTTTACTGCTGTCAAAGTCGCTGTCGCCTGTTCCAATAATTTTCGGTCCCTTACTCATAGGCACAGTGTCGCTCGCACTGATGTCCATAAGGTAAGCGGGTGCGTAAGGTGGGTTAGTATCGGGACTGGTTGAGCGCATGTATATACCGCCACCTGTCGCTCTACCATTGTCAACATTATACAGATACAAACCGTACTTACCACCAGCGGTAGCACCGAAGTAATTACTACCATATTGCGGGGCTGATGAGTGTAAGTTGAGGTTGGAACGGAACATCTCAATGTGTTGTTTATCCATCAAGCGAACAGGGCGCATCATGTATGTGATTGTTTTATCAACGGTATTCGCTCGCTTACCAGCACTGGTGAATGCGCTTGTAACATACGGGTTACTACCCATTGCTGTAGGTGGTGCGAAACTCAATGTTGTATTTGCATTGGTGGCAGTAGTGTCATGACTTAAAGTAAAACAAGTCGCATTATTGATAGCGGCGATAGTTGCACTTGCGTGAATACCTGTTCCCGCTACAGTCATACCTACGACTAATTTTGCAGTTGAGTCCATAGTGACATGTCGGACACTGGTAGAAGAACCATCGGACAAACCGGATGTGTGGTTTGTATCACATGTAGCATCAGTGAAACCGCCCCAATTACTGTCATCAATTGGTGAAAGGTAGTTACGGGTTTCAGCAAGGTAAGAACCACCAAGCGGGTTGAAGTTTGAGGTGTGGCTCATACGCACTGCACCACCTTGAGGTTGACCTCCAAAGTTGAGTTCAGTAAGGTCGTAGTTACCGATTGTTTGCGAAGCAGTAGTGAAGCCCCCTTGCAATACAACACGCTGTCCTACATTGCGGTCAGTATGTAGGCTATGCGCCTCGGTGTTGATGATGATTTGATTAGTGTCAACACCTTGTAGATTCTCGGT